CAGCTACGGCCGGTGATAGAGGTGCAGCTACGGCCGGTTCTTATGGTGCAGCTACATCAAGAGGTAAGTCATGTACAGGTAAGCATGGTCTGTCAGTGGCACGTGGTAATAATGTCAAGGTAAGAGGAGGTATGGGGGCAATATTGGTTATAGCAGAGGAAAATGAAGATAACTATGAGATTGCATCATGGAAAGCAGTTGTAGTTGATGGAGATAAGGTAAAGCCTGATACTTGGTATAAATTACAAGATGGTGAATTGGTAGAATATAATGAATAAAAATATTAACTATGGCAAAGAAAAAAAACGTAGTGAAGGTTGAGACAAGAAAGGACGAAGTAAGATATGTAACAAGCGACATAAAAAAAATGCTTGGAAAGTTCCTGGTAAAATCACTGAAAAGAACATGGAGTGAAGCGTTTGCTGATGAAGGTACCGGAGAAGTGGTAAATATTGACCGTTATGAGATAATCTTTGACGCTGGTACCTACCTGGGGCAGGAGGAAATATCTAAAATCAACTTTTATATGCAGGAAGGATCCATTCAGGAAGTTGAAGTATCCAATCAGAGACGAATGGCGTTCGAAATGACAACTGACAACTTTATTCCGTACATGGCACAAGTATTATGTGACATGAAAAAAAAGAAGTTCCTGCTTAAAGCACAGTCTATAGACCAGACAAGGGAAATCGTTAAGGACTTCACAGAACTCAATTTCAAAGGAAGTTTTCGGATAACCCAGATTAAGGAGTTTGATTATTGCATAATTCTTGTTGACAAGCTATCAACTACCCCTCTTGATGAACTCGGAAAGCTTGTTATGGAGAATTCAGAACTTTATTCTGAAGAGGAAATCAAGAAGATATGCGGAGAGGACAAGGCCGACATTCCTGAATCCAAATTCTACAACATTGACGCACGAATCATTTTTACTACAGAAGGAAAGGATGAGGACAAGGAGGAAACTAACAGGCAGTTTGTCGTACAGACTTATACTGCAGAACGCGCGATAATGCTTATCAACAGATACCTGAATGACGAGCAGGACAAGCTTGAAGAAGAATGCAAGGAGAAAAACAGAGGTTTTGACAGGAAGATTATCCATGCGTCTATTGAACAGTCAACCATCATACCGATTAGCCAGTACATACCTAAAGAATTCAGCTTAGCCTATGCCACAGAAGAATAGAATCAGTATTTCGGACCTTCTCAAAATAAAGAAGAATACCTGTAAAAAGACGCATGATGATGAAGAACACCGTCTTCAATGTTCGTGCGTTAAATGGTTCAGGATGCAGTATCCTTCCATAAGCTATGTGCTTTTTGCCATTCCAAACGCTGCAAGAAGATCTGCAAGGAATGGCGCGTACATGAAGGATGAAGGTATGCTCCCGGGCGTGTCAGACCTGATTCTTCTCAAGAGCAACCGTCATTACGGTGCACTTTGCATCGAAATGAAAACACGTTCCGGTAAGCAGAGTGATTCTCAGAAGAAATGGGAACAGGAAGCTGTAAAGAACGGAAGCAAATATATAGTCTGCCGTTCATTTGAAGAATTCAAGGATGCGGTTAACGAATATATAAGAGATATGACATGAAACGAAACTCGTTCTTGCTGTATACGGATTCAATGGACATAATAAGTGAGTTGTCAGACGCACAGGCAGGAAGGCTTCTAAGGGCAATGGTATTATATCAGAAACATCTTGACGATCCTACCAATATGGAATACGAAGAGTTTGTTTCTGACAGTATCGTAAAGATTGCATTTTCTCCTGTAAAGAATCAGTTTGACCGCGATTATGAGAAGTACAAGGATGTGTGCAGCAAAAGGGCTAATGCCGGAAGGAAGGGAGGTCTGAGCAAGTATTTAAGGGTATCTGCCATTCAGGCGGAACCCTTATCTCCTGTAAAGACATTAATTGACATTGAAAAAGAACTTATGTCTGATGAATTATGGAAAGAGCAGATGTGCAGGCAGTCCGGAATAGGTGCCGTAAACTTCATGAAGATAATTCAGGAACAGATTAAAAAGTTCTTTGAATACATAAGTGCAACCGGATCAGAAAAAACGGTCCTCACAAAAGATGATGCAAAAAGACGCTTTTTCTGGTGGTGGACAAACACAGGCGTTGATGCCTACAATAAATGCAGAGACAATGGAAAACAACGTACAACAGATAAAAACTCAGTTAAAAGCAAGCCAGATATACAATCTCGTAAATCGGATGAAGAAAGATATACAGGAAGTTTCTGAATTCGACCTGACAGATTATGATGAATTTGACCGTCACTGTGCGATGATAGAACAGATAGGTTCCGCATATATGGAAAGAGAGTTCAGGGAGTTTGTTGTTGACGAATATAACCGTGACGTAATAAGGTTTCTGGTATACTACTTCAACAACTGCAAGCTTGCTGAGAATATATTCCCGGGTAAAGACTATAAGGTACATAAAAACCTTATGATACTCGGAGTTCCTGGTACCGGAAAGACGCTTTTAATGCAAGTTTTTTCAGAATACCTGAAACTTACTAACAATCCTAACATGTTCTTTAATCTTTCCGTAACACAGATGATGAACTACTACAAGATTAACGGACATATAGACCGATACACCTACAATGAGGAAGGAGGAAAGGGAATAGATGGAATGCCGTTTAATATCTGTATCAACGATATTGGCCTTGAAACTGAGAATCAGAAAAGCTACGGTACATCGCTTGACAGCGTGATAGATGAATTTCTGTATGCAAGGTATGAGATATATCAGTCACACTTCAAGAAGTACCACATAACCAGCAATCTTGATCTTGATGAGTTCAAGGAAAGGTTCGGAGACCGTCTTATAGACCGGTTCAAGAGTTTTAACGTAATACCGCTCTTGGGAGGGAGCAGAAGAAAATGATTAAAAGTACTGAATATCCTATGAATATAGGAGGAAGAGGATACCAGAAGGAATACAAGGGATTTGACATCGCGGTAATAATCAAAAAAGGAGAAGGAGTCCGGATATTCATTCTTAAGAAAGATGGTGGTATTTTCCATCAGGATAAGAAGAAGTATGCAGAAGTGAATGAATGTTTCTCTAATGCTGAGAAAATCATTGACAACGCTGTTCAGGCTTCAAGCATTATCGAGCAGTCGAAGGTTAAGGATGAATCAGAAAAGATGAAAGACAAATGCTATTCAGCCTGTATGTCTGCATTTGCTAATGCACTTACTTTTTCGAAAGGTGACAACTCCAGAATAAGATATTTCTTTGAATACGAACTCCAAAAACAATTTGACAAGATATGAATGCAGTAGATGAATTGCTTTTATTTATTGGCAGCAGACTGGCCTATGGGCTTATGATTTTTTCAGAAGAATACGGATTGCTTTCTCTTGAAAGCGTATCTCGTGACGGAATGGTAGAACTGAAAGGAAATTCAGGAGAATCTATTTATCTGCCATTTTTTAAAGTCAAGCCGGTACTTTACCCGAACCCTTCTTTTGTCCAACTAAATCCTCCTGTTGTAAACAATGACGGAAATGTTATATGTGAAATGAATTTCGGTCCGGCACAGTTCAGCGATATTCTTTCTCTTATACAAAAAGGGAAAGCGGTTTCAGTTTATGATTTACCTTATAATCCGTATGTAAATTATGCCAATAAGCAAAGTTTATAATATAGATTGCATGGATTATATGAAATCCATTCCTGACAAGTTCTTTGAACTTGCTATAGTTGATCCACCGTATGGTCTCGATAAAAAAAGTACCCACGGAAGAGGTAAACTTAAAAACAGGTGTCTAAACAGGGGAAATATTCAGCGATGGGATATCCGTCCTACAAAGGAATACTTTGATGAATTGTTTCGTGTCAGCAAAAATCAGATTATATGGGGAGGTAATTACTTTCCTCTTCCTCCAACAAGATGTTTTGTATGTTGGGACAAAAAGCAGGTATGGGAGAATTTTTCACAATGTGAATTTGCTTGGACTTCTTTTGATAAACCAGCTAAGCATGTAAGTATTTCGAATAAGGGAGGTAAAGCTGATAAGGGTAAATTTCATCCCACAAAAAAGCCAATCGCCCTGTATGCTTATCTTTTACGAACATTTGCAAAACCTGGCTATAAGATTCTTGACACTCATCTGGGAAGTGGAAGTAGCAGGATAGCAGCTTATAAGATGGGATTTGATTTTTTTGCCACAGAAATAGACAAAGATTATTTCGATGCGCAGGAAAAAAGATTTCGTGAAGAGTGCATGAATGAATATGAAACAGCTTCTGGAACAATAACACAACAAACTTTATTCTAAAATCCACTTTACCTAAACTTTACATAAAATGAATTTAAAACCAATAAGTCCATGTGAATTAAATCCTGGTGATTACATAGTTAGTTTCTATACAGGTATACACTATAAGGTTATCGAACCTGACAAAAAAGGTATGGCCAAGCTGCTTAATCTTGATACTAATGAGGAAGAAGATTGGAATTCATGCAACAACAATCACTTTAATAAACTTGAAGGACAGTTGTAGATATTTTGATATAAAATTTATTGATATGATAAAGTTACTCTATATAGACCTTTTCTGCGGTGCCGGGGGAACCAGTACCGGAGTAGAAAACGCACGCTACGAAGATGAACAATGCGCGAAAGTTGTCGCTTGTGTAAACCACGATGCAAACGCCATCGCCAGCCATGCGGCTAACCACCCGGATGCGTTGCATTTCACTGAGGACATAAGGACACTGGAATTGTCCCCTTTGGTATCTCATGTAAAACGGATAAAGAAGATTTATCCGGATGCACTGATTGTGCTTTGGGCCAGCCTTGAATGTACTAACTTCAGTAAGGCAAAAGGTGGGCAGCCACGGGACGCTGACAGCCGGACGCTGGCAGAACACTTATTCCGCTACATCGAAGCCATTAACCCTGACTATATACAGATAGAGAACGTAGAGGAGTTCATGAGCTGGGGAGATATGGACGAACACGGACACCCAATTAGCAAGGATAAGGGAAGATGCTATGAGAAGTGGAAACGCAACGTGAAGCGATATGGTTACGACTTCGACTGGAGAATCCTGAACTCTGCTGATTATGGTGCCTATACTACTCGTAAGCGGTTCTTCGGTATCTTCGCCAAACGTGGCTTGCCTATCGTATTCCCAGAACCGACACACTGCAAGGATGGAAAAAACGATATGTTCGGTCGGCTGGAGAAGTGGAAGCCCGTCAAGGAAGTGCTGGACTTTTCAGATGAAGGGGAAAGTATCTTCTGCCGGAAGAAGCCGCTGGCCGAGAAAACTCTTGAACGCATCTATGCCGGACTGATTAAGTTCGTAGCTGGAGGGAAGGACGCTTTCATTGTAAAGTACAACTCCATGAACAGGACGGGAAAATATCAGGCACCAAGCGTTGATGAGCCATGCCCGGTTGTGGCAACACAAGGACGGCTTGCACTGGCCAAGGTAAATTTTCTTTCCAAGCAATTCAGCGGCCAGCCGGATAGCAAGAACATATCTGTGGAAGGCCCTGCCGGAACAATCACCTGCAAAGACCACCACGCTTTCGTCTCAGCCTATTACGGGAATGGTCATAACCATTCTGTAGAACTTCCAGCACCGACAGTTACGACTAAAGACAGGTTGGCATTGGTAAATTCTGTTTTCATAGACAACCAATACGGTACCGGAAAACCGACATCCATTGAGCAACCGGTTGATACAGTAACCACGGTTCCTAAGTTCAATGTGGTAAGCTGCAAACCGTGGATAATGAACACAGCTTTCTCAAATGTAGGAAGCAGCATAGAACAGCCGTCACAAACAATCACGGCCAACCGTAAATGGCATTACCTTATGAATCCGCAGTTTGCCAGTGCCGGAGGTTCTGTGAACAACCCTTGTTTTACATTGATAGCACGGATGGACAAAATGCCTCCCTATTTGGTGGAAGTTGAAGGAGGTGTTGGTATACAGGTCACACCAGTGGACAGTCCGATGACTGCCAAGATTAAGGAGTTTATGGCCTTATATGGTATCATCGACATTAAGATGCGTATGCTTCGGATAGCAGAACTGAAAAAGATAATGGGATTCCCAGAAGACTATGTACTGATTGGCCCCCAGTCAGACCAAAAAAAGTTTATCGGTAATGCCGTGGAGGTGAACATGGCTCGTGTTCTTTGTGAAGCTATCTGTAAGGAGATTATCAGAAAACGTAAAGTTGCATAATATGGAAGAAGTGATAAGACACAACATTACAAACGACAAGCTGGAAGAATTATACAGACAGCTTGATAACTTCATATCTGATTTAACCTGGGAAGAAGTTCAGGAACATCTACCTGCACTTAATGAAGTTAAGACTATGATTCACCAGAGAATTAATGAGAACAACGAAAAGAGTAAAAAATAACTATTATAAAAGTTGAAAAATAAGATATGGAATTCAAATCACAAATAGCAACCACACGTGAACAGTCGAAAATACTTCTTTCGATGGGACTGAAACAGGAAACGGCCGACATGGTGTATCACTACACCAATAGCCGAGTAGAATCATTGGAATGGGAACTTCAAACCAAACCTCCCACATCAAGAGGTAAGTTCTGGACTCCTGAAAGAATAGCTAAATTGAAAAGTCCTTTTCATAAGCATCCGGACGGAACTCTGATGACCGGAGAGGAAATATTCGACCGACTTTGGGGAAAAGACATTCCTGCATGGAGTCTTGACCGGCTTCTGGAAATTATGCCAAAGTCAATCACTCAAAGTAATCGCCCAAATGCTGATTTTGCAATGAACAGTGACGGTACCTTATGGTTCATTTCATACGAGGAAATTGGCTATGATGTGAAACACCAGGAAATGAGGAGTAGCTCGTTCGATGCTATTATCAGCATGATTGAATGGCTTATAGACAATAATCATTTAAACAAAGAATACTTAAAAGATAAACCATGAAAATAGAAGATATTCAAAAAGCTTCAGATGAATTTGCATATAGAGAGTATGAGTATAATTACATTGATAGGAATGCTTTATCAAAAGGATTTTATCATGGTTCTAAATGGAGAATTAACAGCGTATGGAATGATGAAAGAAAAACGCCTAATAAATCAGATCTTACTTTAGTTGAATTCCCTGACGGTAGAGTTGATATAGTGTATTTCCACTCAATAAAATCATGGAAAAGTATGGTTAAAAGAAATGGGACTATCAGATGGGCATACTTGGAAGATTTAAAACCTGATAAGGAGGAATAATTATGAACAAAGAAGATAAAGCAACCCGATACGTGCAGGACAAAATGTTTCCTCATATTTTAAACGCAACACGGATGAATGAACAGCCGTGTTTTACGAGTGAGGATTTGAGGAAAGCGTATTTGCAAGGTTGGGATGAATCGTTGAAATTCAGCTGGATAAGTGTAAAAGAAAGATTGCCTGAATTAAAAAAACGTGTACTTGTTGCGCACCGTTTATTTAATAAGATAAGTATCTGCATAATGAAACGCATACCACATGACACTTCAAACCATAATAATCCTAATTGGCACTGGTCTACAGCAGTGAATAAAGATGATGTAATTGCTTGGATGCCGATTCCATCATTTGACGAAATATTAGAAGCCAACAAAGATGTTTTTAAACGATTAAAAAGTAAATGATATGGAAAACAAAATGGTTAGAGTGCCGTTTGATGTGGAAATGGCAAATAAAATTACTAATGGTGAAGTAAATGGTAATATTGTGACACGTAACGGGAGAAATGCAAGAGTTATTTGCTTTGATGTTCATAGTGATGATAATATTGTTGCATTGATTGAAGATGAAAAAGGGGTTGAATATCCTAAAAGTTATGTGTCAGACGGAATGACTTTACTTACAGGAGAATGCGATTGTGACCTCGTGCTCGAAATCCCCGAATACATGACTTTTAAGGATGGGGATATAGCTACTCTTGGTTGGAAATCTGACAATGGGGAGTTTTGTGAATGGATAACTATACTTAAAAGCGTAGAAGTTGACGAAATTAATATTCTTACAGAAGATTATGTGACATTTTGTCTTAAATGTGACGAAGAAAATTATTTCCCGATTGATTTTGATTGTACGTCTGATGGTGCTAAATGGATAAGAAAACCGACAGAAACGGAAAAACAAAAGCTGGTTGACGCACTGAAGGAAAGCAAAGATCCTGAAGCGAAAGAATGTTTGAAAATGTTAGGTATTGAAGTAAATCCGAAGTGTGAGTTCAAGCCGTTTGATAAGGTTTTGGTTAGGGATTATGATGATGGTGTCTGGAAGCCAGATATATTTTTAAATAATTCAGATGGATGTAATTATATGTGTACAGGAAGTGTGGTTTGGGCGCAGTGTATTCCTTACAACGACCAAACCGCACACTTATTAGGAACTACAGATAATTGGGAGTAATAGATATGAAGAAGATAATGTTCAACGATAAGTACGGACTTACAAAAGCCGTACTTGAAGGAAGAAAGACGCAGACAAGAAGATTTATTCCAAAAGAATTTTTCACTTTGCAATGGGATGAAAGAGATGATACCCTTGTAGTAGAAAATGAATTTGGTGATTTTGTTGATATAAGAAACACTAAGTTCTGTATGTTGAAAGTTGGTGAAATTGTAGCTGTTGCACAGAATTACACGGCTTGCGGTGGATTTATGGATGATGGAACTCCAAGATGGGATTATATATCCTGTATAGTTGGAAGTAAAAACAGAGGATGGAGCAACAAGATGTTTGTTAAGCCGGAACTTATGCCGCATCAAATCAAAATCACCAACGTAAGAATTGAGCGTTTGCAGGATATATCGGATGATGATTGTTTAGCAGAGGGTGTAGAGAAAATAATTTCCGAAGATGGCACACCTAGATACTATGTCAAAGATTGGAAAGGAGATACGATGCTTGCTACTTATACCCCACAAAATGCCTATTCTTTTCTGATTGACAAAGTAGGAAAGAAAGGTGACTGGGAGATTAACCCATGCGTGTTTGTTTATGATTTCGAACTTATAAAGTAATTATATTTAATTATGAAATACAAAGTAGGTGACAGAGTTAAAATCAAAGATTATGAATATCTTGTAAAAGAATGCAAAATAGGTAATTATTTTGCAAGTCATATAGCATGTAAAACATTAACAATTAAAAATATTGATAATGAATCATGTGAATTTATTAGAGATGATTCTGTATGCTTTCATATATATACTTCCCAACTCGATAAAATTATTGATGAAATTGAATACAATAGCATCAAGAACGACCGTAAAGACGATAAGATAATGATGGATCTTCTTCCATGGCCGGAGCTTGAGGAAATAGCGAAAGTATATACTGCAGGAGCCAAGAAATACGGACCTAACAAGTGGCAGAACTTACCTGACGGATACCAGAGATACAAGGGTGCAATGCTCAGGCACCTGACGGAAGTTGAGAAAGGCAATGAAATTGACCAGGAAACAGGGTGTCTGCATATAGCTCAGGTGGCATGGAACGCTATTGCAATGCTGCATTGTAAAATGGAAGAAATGAAACCACATTCAGAAAAAATTCCTGAAAACGCAAATGACATTGATAAGTAATAAGTTAATTTGCTTCTATGGAAAATATAAAGATAAAATTCAAGGGAATAACCCGTAACACTGACGATGGAATAAGTGCTGACGGTGAATGCATGGAGCTTATTAATGCTCGCGTGAACAATTCAAGTATAGAACCGATCGGTAAACCGATAATGCTAAAGCAGACTGCACACACGTATTCCAAGATATACCATCATTCTATAGCTAAAAGGTATATAGGAATAACCGAGTCCGGCCAGATGTACGAAATGCCGGAGGATCTTTCATCAGAAACTATAATGACCGGTGATTTGAAGGCAAAAAGCATAGAATTTATAGGAAATACAATATCGGTAATAACAGATGAAGGTATAAGGTATATCCTTTTCAGGAACGGTTCATATATTTATCTTGGTGAAATTCCTGACGTACCTGAGTTCGGAATTGATAAGGAAGTGAAAGCTGTTTCCGTTGAAATAGATGAAATATCAGATAACGATGATGAAGTAAGGTATGGTAACTTCACTAAAGTTCTTAGCGAAGCTAATAAAAACGGGTGTTACTGCTATTCTGCTGCGTTTTGCGCGGCTTTCAGGCTGTTTGACGGAAGTTATATCAAGTCAACTGAAATACAGATTATATTCCTTGATTCTGATGATTCAGTGACTATTACTTATGGAGACAGGAATAACCCCCAGAATATTGAATTGTCCGGAGGTTATTCAAATCAGTTTTTTGCTCAAACAAATTCGAATGGAGTTATGCAGGCACATATACTTTGCTTTAAGCCTTCATTCTTTTTTGAAGAATATGATCTTTCCGCATGGAGCGATATTATAATAGGAATAGAAATATTTTCCACTGATAATTTTAGGACAAGACTGCAGAAAGACTATGTCGGAATTTATATATCACAGTTTGAGATGAACTGCAAGAAACCGATTGAAAGGGCCAATAATATCAGCCTGATGTATAATATTACATCGTTGAAACTTGGTGAAACAAAAAAAGCTGTTGATATTGACGTTTCTATAGATAACCTTGCAACCCTTCCGCACATGGTTGACAGTTTTAATACGCATCATTCAATATTGCCAAAATCGTCTTATTCATATAACAACAGGCTTCATCTTATCGGAATAAAGAGAACTCTTTCAAGTGGTGTAAGAGTGTCTTCTACCGCAAAGGAATATCAATTCCTGATACACATATACATTCATGCTTCAGACGGTGATAAAGTTATAGAGAAATGGGAAATAGGTCAATACATAAGGACATTCATAATGTACCCTGACAGCAGGGCATACAAGATGATCATATATAGATATGAATATAATGTTCCGGTTGTAGGAATCCAGATTGATTTGAAAAAAAGCGATTACTTTGATTTTTCATTTTATTGTAAGGAATATGAATATGAAAGAGGAAGCGTTAAACAAAATACAGGGTTCTTTGACGTTATAAAGATAAGCGATTTTGAAAGCATGGAAGTTGGAGAAACAACAGACAACATGGATTACGAAAAAGGAAATGTAATGTATGTTTCAAACCTGAACAATCCGTTTTTCTTCCCTGCTGACCAGGTTTATCAGTTCAATACTGATATTGTCGGAGTACAGTCAAACGTCGTGGCCCTATCTCAAGGACAGTTCGGCCAGTTCCCTCTTTACGTATTCACCAAAGACGGTATATACGCCATGAATGTAGGAAGCGGAGAAGTTGCATATTCAAATCAGACACCTGTTACGCGTGACGTGTGCAACAATCCGGATTCTATATGCGGACTTGATACTATGGTCGCATTTTCAACCGACCGCGGTCTTATGGTAATTAACGGAACTGTTACAGAGCTAATCTCGGAAAAGATATACGGATTCCTTCCTTCATGTTCCGTATCTTCACCTATAATAGTTAAGATATTAGATGTAGCTTCTCTGGGTGACGATATATCAAGCGTTGTGTTCCCTGACTATATAGAAGAAGCAAAGATAGGATACAACTATGAAGCAAAGGAAATTGTTGTTGCAAACATGAATTTTCCTTATTCGTACGTTTATTCATTGAAAACCGGGGAATGGCATAAAATATCACAGAATATAGATTCATTCGTCAACTCCTACCCTTACACGTGGGCTGTAAGCGGAAACCAGATACTTGACCTTAACAACACCCATAGAAGCGTGTCTACCATAGCACTTATAAGCAGGCCTATCAAGATGGGTACTCTTACACACAAGCGAATACTTCAGACAGCTTTAAGGGGAATAGTAAAAAGAAGCCTTTCCGACCTTTACATAAAAGGTGAGCCGGTAATGTTCAGAGGTGACACGGTAGATATATTTTCTGACGTAGGAATGTATGTACTTGCTTCAAATGACGCTGAACACTTTGAACTGGTTGCTAAAAAGGAAAAGATGGCTGATATAAGGGACCTTGTTACAAAGATGAACAAGAGCAGGCCATACAAATACTTCATGGTGTGTCTTGTAGGAGGTGTTAGGACTGACGTATCAATCAACTACATAGAAATGAATGTGGATGAAAGCTTTACGAACAGGCTCAGATAGAAAAAAGAAAAGGGAAGTTTTTAGCTTCCCTTTCTTATATTCCCATGTTTGCGGCCCTTCTTCTTACTTTAGGTGCAAGAGCGCATATACAGTCCTTCACGTTTTCAATGGCGTTTGAAACTCCTTCAGGACTTATTCCATATCCGTTGTCGGAAAGCCATCTGAACAGCACATATTCTGCAAGATAGTCTGATACGAGATTTTCAAGGCATTCCTTTAATTCCTCATTTTTTACCCTTTCGCTTGTAACTTCTATTGTTTCTTCGTTCATTACAACCTTTACAAGTCTTTTCTGCGAGTAAAAGTTAAGCTCGTTCAATGCGGACTTAAAATAGTCTTCAAGAATGTCGGAATTGTCCTCGCACGCCTGAATGATACTTGCATCTATGTTTTCTCTCTTTCTGGACTCTCCAATATAGTAGGTCCGTGTGTATACTTTGTCTAGTATGGCTTTCTTATCCATGTTTTATTATTGTCTTTGAGGTTTTTTCCTTTCGCTTAAAATCTTGTTTATGTTCTTTTCGTTTACAAGAACTTTGTCGGCATAGTATTTCACGTCCTCCTTGTCAGAAATTGAAAACCATCTCTGGCATATAGAGTTTGATATGTAATTGGAAATACACTGCGAAAGAGAATCTTTAAGAGATTCTTTCCAGTTGGATGGCATAGACAATGAAACGGATATTTTATCGGAATTTACAGACAATGTTCCGTAATACGATAGAATGTCGCCAAGCTCTCCGGCACTTTCCTTAATGAACGGCTCTATAATTCTTATCTCATCTTCTGACAATGATATTCCGTCTATGTTACCTGCTGCCTTTCCTGTATGTGATGTGATTGCATACACTTCATCGTATACCTTTTGCGTATCTATGTCTATGACTATATCCAGCATATTATTTTTTCAGTATGAATCTGTATATAATATATGCCAGCGAAGCTATTACAGAATATATTATTACCCATGTCAATGCTGCCGGCCTTTTTGTTTCTTTCTCAACTTCCTTTGAATAGACTATATCCTGGTGAGTTGAATCCCTTATTCTCGATCCGGATTGCATCCTGTCTTCATTGTATACATCTGTCTTTGCGTCTGATGTCTCCTTGTACACTGACTCCGTTTCTGTTCTGGATATTATATGCTGGTTCCCTGAACTATCAGGTGCGGAGAATTTTGTTTCCGTACTCTTGATTACAAGTTCGCCTGTAACGCTTTCTTTTTTTACAGAATAATGATACATGTTTCTTGTAACAGAATCCTCCCTTTCGCTTATTCTGTCCAGTGAAGATATTATGTACTCTTCCGAGTTCCTTTTCCTGGAAGATGCACACCCAGATAAAATCAAAATGATAATAAGAATTACTGCCTTCATGGCCATTCAAACTTTATCGGTTCCAATGCTTTTTTCTTTTCTTCTTTTGTCTTTTCTTCCGACTCAATTGTGTCAGAAATCATAAGTCCTTGTACTCCTCTTTTGCGTTAAAACAAGGACATTCCTTGATTCTTTCCCATGAATCAACAATTCCGTTGTTGTTCTGGTCCGGACTGATGTCACGGTGCCCCATTATCTCGGCATCAGGATATTTCTTGTGAAGTATTTTCAGAAGGTTTCTCAACGACTTCTTCTGTTCCTCTGTACGGTTGTCAACACCTTTTCCGGTGTCGTCAATACCTCCGATATATGCCACGTTTATAGAAGTAGAGTTATAACCCTTTACACCGTTGCTTACACCTGAATCATCAAGCAGCTGGCTTATAACTCCTGATTTTTCAATAAGGTAGTGGTATCCAGGATTCTTCCATCCCTTTTTCTTGAATTCAGCCTTGATGTCATTAACTGTTGCACTCTGCCGGCTTGCGGTACAGTGAACAAAAACTCTTTCAATCTTTCTCATTGTTTTCATTTTTGTCGTTTTTATCTTGTTTATCTTCTCTAAGAATACATTTGACGTCTTCACTGTCTACGTTTGCAGCCTTTTTTGCAAATACCCTAGCCGCTCCAAGAAGGTCAATTCTTATTCCTTTTGGCTTTAGTATGTTTCCAAATATGCTGCATACTTCAATAAAGCATACAAGCAGACAGGAATAAACGTCAATCTGCCAGTTCAATCCGGAAGCCACGTTAAGCATGCATACCATACAGACAAATGCAAAGTATGTCACCATCTTACCCATTGTCGCACGCATGGCTCTTGAAAACCTGACTTTCTCACCTGTTAGCAAACTCTTCCTTACACCAAATGCAAGGTCGGTCATGATCACAACAAAACTCACTATAAGCCACGGTATCATGTGGTTAAGTGATTCACTTACAAATCCGACTGCGATGCTCGCAAATCCTCCTTGTATTGCTCCAGAAATAACACCTTTATCTTCCATAAAGGCAAATGTACCGATTTAACATCAAAAAAATAAATGAGGTCCGGACAATTATACAACCGTCAGGACCTCATTTATAACATATTACCCAAATCAACCAGTTTACATTGGTGAATTGCTGTACATCTTGCATTTAAAGTATTTCCTTGCTTTAAATCCGTGGTCAATGTCCTTAAGCATTTCTACGGCTTTCCTGTAGCAAGACAAGGCCATCTTTTCATTTGGAACCTCGGCAGGAGATTTGTAACCCATATCCATTGCAATACTCAGTGCGTGGTCGGAGTATACCATATTTGCTACTACACAGAGCGCGTATGAGTTGTAATACGGCTTTTCTTCCGTGATACCTCCAAGGCTCTCAACCGCCTTGATGAACACGTCATGATTCCAGTGGAAACCTTTTATGCCGTCCTGGTTTACGGTACGAATACTGATATTCTTAGCTTCCTGCTCGGAAAGATAGTTATCCCATTCAGTGCTTGCAAGGTGAGACAATGCGCTTTCTGCCACTTCCGGCATTTTCATAGACACCTGCTCGAAAAGATATTCGCACACATCAGACAACACTTCCATGTGCTTAATATCTTTAGAATTTATTATTTTGCTCTTGTACCTTTCGTACTCCTGCATCATCTGTTCTTTTGTCATAATAACTCAATCAATTTAACAATTTGGGCACTTACCGTTGAATTTCGGGATTGGTTTGTATTTCTTCCTAATCGGCACAAACACTTGATTTGATATTGCCTTAGTTTCCTTTACCGATTTATTATTTTCCATATCCAGTCATATAATTTTTGTAAAACAACAAGCATCAGCCCGAAGTAGAATGACATATAAGCTACAAACAAAGAAATAGCAACCGATACAAACAAGTCACAACCTTTAATCGTAAGCACAAAAAGCGAAATCCAAAACGTGCAGCACTTAGGACACTCTGCAATCTTACTTACAATCTTTGCTGCTTCTTCCGTCAATCCAAGATGGTGGGCTGTCACACCCACCATCATACAGACTAATGCAATCAATACACACTCCATTATGCTGCAGTAGTTGTAGTGATTGTAAGCGGTGTTTCGCTTACGAACATACGGCTACAGTTCTGACAAGCGGATGCAGCTACAGAATTAACTACGCTACCTGCTGCTACGTTTGCACCGGTAAGTGCGGTTGTAGAATAGATAGGAATAGTGAAGTTCTGGTTAATCGGCTGTGTCTTTGTGCAGCATCCACCTCCGCAAGGAACATAAGAAATGATACCCTGAACGTTTACGGTAAGAACATACTGGTTAGTACCTACTGATTCAAGGCTTACGAAAGAAAATTGTGGATTGAATACCGGAGCAACGTCCTTACAAGTCTTGTAGCACAGACGTTGAGAAATGTTTACTTGTGCATAATAAGGAGAAGCACTTGATCCTGCTGCAAGTGTTGCGGTGATAACTGCTGGTTGAATAGCGTTGCAATTCATAATTGTATAGTTTATGCCCCCTATTAATCAATACAATCGCGCCGAGGGCGTTGGCCCGATTATTTTTTTTCAGTTTTCGCTTCCGGAGCAGAAGTAATCACATTGTATTCTTCATTTTCTTTTATCGGAAGGTTGTAGTTAAGAAGGTTTTTAAGCTCTTGCAAATCCTCCTTATCGAATATCAGTTTACCTTCCATGAGTTCAAGCTTCCCTTCTCCAATAGCCTTGTCAATGATTCCGTGTGCCATAGCCGGAATAGCTTCGTCAGGTACATTGGAAAGGTATCTGTTAAGCATAGGCTGTACGATGCTGTTGGTGATAGGCTCAATCATCGGGGAAAGTTCTTTTGTCAGACTCCAGTTCGGATTTACCCACCCAGTGCTTCGTATTTTATTCTCAATAGCCTGCACAACAGGGAAAGATGCCATTTTCGCCTGAGAGAATTGTAATACTACTGGTTGTAACCACTTGTTTAATACAGCTGCCAAAATCTGTGAGTTAGTATATTGCATATAATCTGATAGTTGAATGGTTAAGGGGTAGGACTATCCTACCCCGAAAATCTTACTGATTGCAGCAAGTGTCACATACTTTGTTGCTTGGAACAACAAGATTGAACATTGACTGCAACTGGGCAACTTGCTGGCCAATGCAACCGATGTTAGCTGTTGCGGTAGCGTTGTAAGTAGCCTGCTGCAAGTTTACTGCGTTCTGTGCATCCTTGAAGTTTTCAAGTTTGGTTGCTACCTTACCGATTTCACCCTGCAAGTATGCAACAGCTTCTACAATCTTCTGGTCAGTGTACTTGTCGGCTTTCAACAATGCGATTTCGCTGTCTTTTGCACCAAGTGAAGTTACAAGATTCAACTCATATCGGTTCACAGGAGTATTGTCAGAACATCCGTAACCGTCATTGTTGCATCCCCATCCGTTTCGACCGAGAATATTTCCAGCGTTAATACCGAAGAAAGAAGCTGCGCCAAGGATACCGCCTGCGCTGTTCCAATTACCTTGATTCTGACCAGTCACACTATAAGACTGGCCATCCATGCCTTTTATCTGCATATTTGTTGTGTTTGTGCGCCCTCTAAATGCTTCAGGCTTTGCAGGCTAAGAATTAATTCTTATCTTAGCTGGACACAAAGTTACACGACATGAAACGCATTGAAAATAAGGAAAATTCCCCAATTAGCGAAGCTGGAAATCCTGAACTTACAGAAAGAGAAATGGAAGTACTTGAACTTGCCGGTCATGGTTTCTCACAGAAAGAAATAGCTGAAAGACCGTTCCTTTCTACAAAGACGGTAGGCAAGCATATAGAGAATATCAAGAAGAAGTTTAATATAAACAAATCTACAGAAATAATCGGAGTATATACATGCATAAAAAAGTCGAAGAAATTCGATGTTGAACTTCTCCGACAATACGGTTTGCAGATATTCTTTATTCTTATAAATCTGTGCGACGGAGGCATACCTCGTCAGTAATACGGTAGAATATCCTGAATACGAGGAAACTCATAACACCTGCACAGCTAAGACCGGTTGCCATAAACACGTATGGAATGTAACCTATCCAGCCAAAGTAGTAGGCAAATCCGGACATGTTGTTGATAAGAAGGCATGTTATGTTTGCCATATACCACTTGCATAACCCTGAAGAATATGATATGATTCTTATTATTGTTGGTATTGAGCATCCTCCTATTAAAGACATAAGAAACACCCGTTTATCGTAGTCTTCCTGAGAAATAAACGTTCCGTCAGAAAAGTAATCAATCATGAACGTACAGGAAACGATGGACAGACACAACGAATAAACAAATGGTTCGTAAATCTTAAAAAATATCCTTGCTGATTTATTCCTCAGCAAGGATACCAGTTTCTTAATCATTTCTTAGTAGTTTTTGTCTTAGGAAGGCCCACATATCCACCGCCTAGTGGTGTCTTCGTTTCTTTAATTTTCTTCGCCATATATCATTGATTTTATTATGTTATTACTCTACAAAGGTATCAAATACAAATCTATTATCAAAATTAAATAAGTACAAATATGTAATGTATAACAACAAATTAATATATCATGGAAAATGCGAATACAAATAAAGAAGCGAAAATAGGGAAAATACAGCCGGCTAGCACATCAAGCCAGTCCCACTTTCCTATTCCTGATGATTTTTGTATGTATTCTACTGAACACATAGCTATTAAAACAGCCGCATCAGACAAAACTGTGCAGGTTATGGCAATAGCTCCTTCCTGCATCTTCGTAATTCCTAAAATAGAATCGAAGCATGATAAACAGCATGAAGCAACAAACATAAGAGCAATCCAGATTATAAATCCTGCTTTAAGATGTGACATTCTGTTGCTTTCCTTTAACCAATCAATTACTTTCATAGATTATTATTTTATTTGTTCAACATAATGGCCAACCAAATCGGTCAAATTTTGTGTCAGCTTGATTCCACTGTCTCTTGTGCACTTATACACGGTTCCTGACTGCGTGTAATACTTTCCTTCTTCCAATATCATTCCCTGCCATAACGGATTTAATTCTTCGTTGTAAGGTATCGGGTCTTCCAATGTGCCAGCATGGTCTTCTACTACCACATGCCAAAGTGAACTCATTCTGTCGGGTGCAAAGTTCGCTTCACTTGTGTGTGCTTGGTCGGCTTCATACAGCTTTCCGTTGTGCTGATACTTGTCTCCCTTATTGATTGAAAGCGAGTTTTCGTTCCACACGGGGTAAAACTCTTTTACCGACAATGCTTCATTATTAGATAGTCCTAATGAGTTTATATTCTCATTAACCATAGCTATGTCTCTTTTCAATCTTTCCAAATCAGAGAATTTAGGCATTGTTTCGCTTTCAGAAGTCCAAATCTCATCTTCTTGCACTTCTTCGCCGTCTCGTTTCCATATCTTAACAAAGCATACATCGTATTCCTTATACACACAAAAAGTTGAATCGCCAGACTTCTCCACTTCACATACGGGTTTATACCCATTTGCAATAATCTGCTGTTCGGTAAGACTGCCGCCTACTTCCATTCCATTTTCAACCTCTTTAATATCAAGAGTTTCATTGTTTAATTTTCCGTATTTCATACTTTTTTTGAATTTAGCTATTAATACTCCGTTATTTTCTTCTATTTTTAGATTTCCGTATATATCTGTTCTTCCCATTATGCTTTTTTATGAAACGATTAGCGTTACGAATACTTGTTTTTACAGGGTTATATTTAGTCTTTATTCTACATATATAAACTTCTCCTTTCTTTACAAAGTATAGCCATTCAGAGAAACTATCTAAAGCCATACCCATTATCCTTTTTCGGATATTGAAAGATGCCGTATTTTTCATCAATCCAAAGTAGCTGTTTATGCTTTGCATCAAATGTTTTGCTGTATCCAGGCTTGGGTTTTTAGAATAGATTCTTATTTTTTCCGTTATTGCCCCAACTGTTCTGTTTGATATGTATATCCGGTTGCATTTAACAACCTTGCCACAAAATTTAACTCCATGCCAATATGGCTGTATGTAAAATTTTTTAGGGTGAAGCAATAACTTCAAATCGTTCAGAGTGTCATACAATATATATCTTGCTTCAACTATTTCTTCAGGAGTCTTAGCGACTAGACATATGTCGTCAACGAATCTTGTGTATTTCAATCCGTCAATGCTTGTGATTCTTTCGTCAACAGCGGACATCAGAATATTTGCTATAAGTTGAGAGTAGAAATTACCTATTGGAAGACCTTTTCCGTATCCTGCTCCAAAAAGGCTTTTTTCTTTCTGAACATTATCCCACATCCTTATAGGTGACTTTCTTATGCAGTCCTCTGTAGGATTATGTTCCATAAGTTTTTTCAGAATCATAAGTTTATCGTGTCTGTCGCTCCCTTTATAATATAAATCCGAATAATACCTGAATATATTATATGCCACCTCCTTGTCTATTGACATAAAGAATCCGCTTACGTCCATCGTTGACACATAGCATGAATCTCTATATCCGTTTGACATTTCCTTGATGTTGTTATATATCTGCATTACTGCGGTAGACGATGAATAACCAGTCCTGTTCCCATGGCTTACATTCCCGTTTATGCTATGAACTGACTCGGCTACCGTGCTAATCATCGGTGCTATATAATGATGCACTATTCTGTCCGTATAGTTGGCTGCAAAAACTTCCCTATACACCGGGTATTGAAGCACAAAACATGTACTTGTAGTTGGTTTATAATTGTTTTTTACTCTTTCAACCAAGTCGTATATATTAGACAAATGATAATGATAACGTGCAGCTTCAAATGATGAATGCTTGTTTTTATAGCATTCTCTTTCAGCTTGAAGCCAATCATCTACTATTTTATCGAACTCCGAGACCGCCCAAACACTCAACCTGTTGTTCGTGTTGTTGTTGTTGCAGTTGCCATTGCCAAAATTCACGTACCACGCGTTGTTGCCATTGTTCCTAACGCACGACCAAGCGTTGCCATTCTCTTCTCCATTATTCGACATAGCTTGCATATCGCAAGCATGGAGACCTTTCAATAAAAATCGTTCTGCCGACATAGTTCAAGACTTTTCGGGGCTGACGTTACTTAGCTTGCCGAGCATTTCCAATACTTCATCACAAAATCTATCTATTACCGCACACGACCTTGCATCGCATCCTCCTAAAGCAGATATGAAGTATATACTACTCTGTATTTCGTAAACCAATTCGGATGCTCTTTTTTTGTAGTCCAATCCTTTCAACTGACGCATTGCGTAGTCAAATAAAGTTGCACCTTTCTTGAGAACCGCATCCAAGTAGTTTCTCTTGATTATGTTCTTTGCTCTTTCCGATATTTGTAATAGGTATTTATTCAACTCTATTACTCTTGTGATTATCGGAGTGTTAAGTCTGTTATGATTTGCTCTGTTCACGTATCATTATCATTTAAGATAGCGTGCATCCGCACGCCATCGGTTATACCAATTTAGAAAGCCGAGACCGCCCAAACACTCAACCTGTTGCTCGTGCTGCCGCTGCTGCAGTTGCCAACGCCAAAATACACGTACCACGCGTTGTTGCCATTGCTCCTAACGCACGACCAAGCGTTGCCACTGTTATAAGATGGGACTTCTTCTGTCCTTCCTTCATAAGTTCTCAAATAATTTATCAATCCGTTTATGATATTCTTATTTGTCCATATAGGTAACAATTCATTGTCTCCACACAAGTATACACCGTCACCAACACTTTCACAATAGTAAATTGCAGGAGAGTCAATTATGTTATAATCAAAGTTTGTCTGCGTGCCGTTCGGCCTTGATACGTAAGGAGTGATAATATACCAGTAACCGTTTACGGCTATAGCTTCCGCTCCTTTTGCACCTCTAACAAGAATAGGCTTATCTTCCGAATTAACACCCGTATCGTTCATGTTAATTCCATTCTCTACTTGTTTTGAATAGATGTACTCCGCTATCTCGTCAGTCAGGTAAGCCGAACTTACAGCATGCCTGTTATTCAGGTTATACTTAGCCTTAAGTGTAGTATTCTGTCCGTCTATATAGAAATACATATCCTCACCGACTTCCGCCTGTGTACCGTTCGCATTAAGTATCTCGACACTCTTAACCGTTCCGTCAGATTCAGTTGTCTGAATACCGCTACAGATTGCAAATCTATGACGCATCCATTCATTCTGTGCTATCATCGCATCGTTTCTGTCTTTGTAATTGAATGCAAACATAAAGTTGGCGTTGCCGCAATTTTTCGACATAGTCCAACTTTGTTTTGTGTTGCCGCAATAAAGGGTTAAGTTGTCTCCATTATCCGTAATCTCCCAATCTGCCGCATTGTAACTGCCAATGGTATTAGTTCCCAGGTTGCCGTCTTGTGAAGGTACGTAATCTTCACCGCTTCCTGCGCTTGTTCTTTGGTCGTATTCAAAAATTGAATGCTGCATAGAATTGTCTGCACTTGAAGTTCCCAAGCAATTCCAAATCTTACCTACGTAAGGCCATCTTACATTTACTCTTACGTCATTGCATTCGAGTGAAAATCCTATAGGTTTAGCAGATAAAGAGTTGTCAAATCCATTAGTCACAGTCCTGTCATTCCATTCTTTAACGGTGTATTGTTTCAGGTTCTCATCAATTATCTTAATGTGGTCGTTAGTGGCTATTGCCGCTGTTTTATTGTCTTTGGTTGTAATTGTGGTAGTGCTTACGGGTAATACAAGCATTTTTGCTTCCAATTCGTAGTCGCTCGCTCCATTCTGAATACTATTAATTTTGGAAGGGTATTCAGCTAGCACATCACCAACATCTGATACACCTTTTGCTTCTATAGCGGCCTTAATTGCGGCTTTGCTATCGAGAATACTTTGTAATTTGTCTGATATTGCCATAATCAACCTCCTATAATTTTGTCAAGTATTTTTTCAATATCCCCCAAGTCCTTCTGAGTTGCTAGCTGGCTTGTCTCAATATACTTAGGCACACCACTTCCATCCGTCACGTATATACGCTCAGTTCCTTTTATATCTTCAACCTTATTTTTAAGTTCAGATAATTTCGTTCCTTCTATTGCCATAATTCAATGTTTAAAAGTTCCAATATGATTTTTTGGGTGCAGAAGAATTTTCCTGATTCTCCAGCTTGAAGTAGGTTCCGTCCTCCATTAAGAACAGGCTTCCGTCTTCCATAAGAAGCGCATCAGTTATGTTTTCTTCAGGAGGTGAAGGATTTGATTTCTTTCTTCCATCACCTATTATGTTTGCCTTTAGCCGGCTTTTTATAACATTTGTTCTCATACTGTCGTGTATTGAGCCTGTGTAACTTCTGAGTAGCTTATTATCTTTATGCTCTTAGGAACAAGAATCTGTATGTCTACGTCAATTACATTCTTGTTTGCGTACTTCTCTGCTTCCGGTATTTCGGCCCACTTTTCACCGCTTGTTTTCTGCATTATGTTGAACTGTGCCGGACGGCTTCTCTCAATGTGTATGTTGAAATCAGAGGATACCTGTATCTCATCTGAAATCCATGAATTACCATTCTTTGTAAAATTAAGCTGTGTCATATATCTTTGATTTTATGTTAATAAAAAGGTATTAATACGATTATCTTAAAATGTATCTTATCCATTCAAAGTAATCACCGTTTTCGATGTAATTGTTGTCATTCTCACAAGCATAGGCTTCACGCTCAAAAGAGATATTCTCGTATGCGTTCTTACCGTAGAATGGTATCTTTACAAGCCATTCCAATACATACAGAATGTAGAATGAAAGAAAAGACAATGCAAACCATAATGCAGATATTCCTGCAAAAAGAACCAGGGCCCATATAACAACTCCACTTGCAAGCATACACTCTACCCATTGTCTTGCGTGCGTGCATTCATGGTTTCGTATTCTCTGGGGCATTTCTTCCTTATTCTTGTATTTTGTACATACCCATGCGGCCAGTGTGATTGTATTGTATTCACTCCAAAGTAATTTTGCTATAAAGCTGTTGTAACGTATCTTCTTCATTTTTATTTTTTATTATTGTATATTATTTTTATATTATTTAATTTTTACATATCCATAAGGTATTTCAGGGAAAAAAATAGGATTGTCTGATTTGTATAAAATTCCTTTTATAGAAATTACAAATATATTTTTATTATTACTGCATAAACGGCTGTTATTAATTGATGGGTTTTCCCCGCTTATCCAATTTACCAAGTCATTTGAGTATAGATATTCATTTGCAGTGTATAGCACAAAAACACCATCTGCATTTATATTACCTCCTATATAATTTATTTCACCATTTGGAAGAGTATGTGTAATATCATCCCAAGATTCCAAATCTTCTGATTTATATAATTTAGCAATAGAACCTCCACCAACTGAATTTCTTTCGATTGTTGCAATTAAAAAACATCCTAATTTTTCACTATAAGAACAATATAGATAATTTATGTTATCAGAGTTTGTACTTGTGAAATTTGCTTTTTGTTCCCATGAATTATCTCTAAAAGACTTTCTTGAATATACATTATTTCCAGTAATTAAAATAATACCAATATCTGAACTTTTTTTGTAAGGTATTACTGAAGAAGAGGTTAAACTAAAATCTAATGTAGCTCCAGTCTCTTCTTTAGTCCATACATCTTCGTATCCTGAAATGTAATAGCAAACATTATTACCAATCGCATAAAGATAAACACCTGAACGTACAAGATACATAATTGGGTCTTCGCCAAATGGGTATTCTAGTTCACTCCAATTAACACCTCCATCTTCTGACTTTATTAGAGCAAATCTTGAAAACGAAAATCCAATTGCATAATATATGTTATTTGAAAATTGACAAACTGATACTACAGATAAAGAATCTTCATTATTAAACTTAATGTTACATTCATTCCACAAATATCCATCTTTTGAATAAAACATTTTTGTATCAAGAACAACAAATGTCACATTATCATCTGAAAATACTCCGTAAGAAGCATAAGTCTGAGCCTCTTTAATTGCTATTTCTTCAAATTCATTAATAATAAAAGAACCTGATTCAATCCATTCTTCTCCAAATATATTTCCTTTTGCTGACATTAACATAGTACCAACTGGCATCGTTTTTAAAACTTCACTTGTTACTCCTAATGCAGCGTTCTTTGCATTATTAGCCTGCTCATTTGCGTAATTTGCTTGAGTCATAGCCATATTTGCATTTTTGGACGCTAAATCAGCCTGCTTTTGTGCATTTTCAGCTATTGCCTGTATGCTATCATTAAGAATCTCCGGTTTCCAATTTTCATCTTTTATCCACTCTTCATTATCTGTTAACTCTCCAATGTACTGCTCTTTTATCCAACCAGTACCAGGATTGTATGTAATCATATATCCACCTTTTCTGTTTTTTTCATCTACCTTCAAACGAGTAGTGGCTATGTTTATTTCATATTCAAGCACTTCATAGTTTGCTCCATTTTCTACGCGTGAAATCTCACCATTAATAACTTCGCGCTGCTGGTCTATTTGTAATTTAGTGTAGAAATCGCCCGCGTTGAAAGTATCATCACCTCCGGCCTGACCACTGTTTATCCACTCTCCTCCTTGGAATAAATAAATCATGTATGGATAGCTGTTTCCAACATAGGCTTTGCTACCCTCATTTGCTGTAGGGTAAGCATCTTTAAGGCTTTCAACATCCAGGAAATATCCTTTATTATTGCTTGTAGCATCTTTTATTTTATTTATTTCTCTTGAAATAACACTGTTTGGAAGAAGTTTTTCAGAAAATTCGTTCAAATCAGAGTCAAGAGGAAATCTGTCCTTGTTTTCTTTTACTGTACGTAACAAATCATTTGTCGTTACTGCATCATAATCCAAAAATCCTTTTCCCATATCTTTATTTTTTAAATAAACCAGTTTTCTATCTTATATATGATTCCATTTTTTACACTAACTTTTTTCCATATTTTTTCTCCATATGGATTTGATTCATCATATAATGAATATACCAAAAAGCTTCCAGTAAATCCTGTAACAGAATTTCCACCATCAGTCATTGTTATTTGAGTAGGATTTATAATCATACCCAAATCTCCCATATTCAATCTTATATCTCCGTTTGTTATCTGAGTTCCCTTGTTCCCGCTGTTCATTCTGATGTCAAACGGGTATAGGTAAAGCGTTTCCCCTTCAATGTTTTTCAGTGATATTGCAGCAGATTCGTATCCGGAATTGCTGTAGAAGAACCAGCTTGAAAGCACATTTCCTTTATTTGAAACTAATGCCATTTGTCTTGAATCCGGATCTAATACAATCCTGTTTCCATCTGAGTTTGTGACAACGCCCCCAGTGAATGTGCCGGTAGCTGCTTTCAATTCTCCCGAAAACGTACCGTCCGCACCATCCAGGTGCTTTACTTTCAGATTTTCAACGTCTATATAGTCAGCTTTCAATATTGGTTTACCGCTTGAATCAGTTGTGAATACTGCAATAGGTGAACCTTTTGAATTGTTTACGAAAAAACGTTCAGAAGTAACAGTTACAGTTTTCTTATCTATGTCAATACCTGTTGAAGCCAAATCATCGTTACTTACTTTAAGTGAAATCTTTCCCTCCATTACAGATATTGATGTTTTTACGCTTTTGAACTCTTCCGAAACGTCCTCTCCTGTCTCAAAAATGAACTTAGTTGCTTTCACAACAAGCCCGTTCTTGCTTAAATCAAAGTAACGCTTATTGTTATGGTCACCTATATAAGTCCTTCCATAATTTTTAAGATAACATTCTTTGTTGGCTCTGTCATATCCGACAGTGAATATGGCTTTGTCTGAAAGACTGTAACTGTCTATACCTTGCAACATTGATATGTATGGGGCATTTTCACCGAAAGCTGAAATTATAATCGCATTCTGTCTGTCCTGGTCTTTATCATTACCAAGCTGTACAACAACGTCACCTTCCTTCGGATCATCGCTTCCGGAATCCATGTCAACGGTGGATAATTCTATATAATCATCTCCAACTCCTACAACCTTTCTCCACCAGTAGTGATTTCCAACGTTTTCGTACACTCCCTCTTTTATGTTGAATGACTTGGACTGCGCAAAGTCTCCCGATTTAAAAAGATTTTCAACTGCTTCTTCCGTATCATCTGAAAGGAAGTAGCATCTGAAAATGTCAGGAAAATAAATTTCGTCTTCATCAGAAAAATATGCTTTATCTCCTGTGATAAAAAATGCTTTCTGGTCCAATCTTTCAACTTCGGTAATCTTTATCCTTGCTCCTGAAGAGTTGAACAACATATCAGATCCTCCAAGTTCCGTCTTAAGAATTTCTAGCATCTGAAATGTTGCCTTAAGCCTTACAATAAGCTTGTCAAACTCGGCAACAGATTGTTTGTTGGCGTTCTGCTTTATAGAAAATCCTGCACCTAGAACGCCTGATATAAAATCAGGAGATTCAATAAAAGGAGATATAATACCACCAAGAAGCCTTAATAGGAATTCTGTAGTATCTTCATCATCCTTTCTCAAAAAATTTAAAAGAGTTCTTCTTGCTGAAAAAACATTTGATTCAGTAGGTTCCGTATTATCACCGCTCTTTATTATATATATATCGCAACCACCTGAACCTGAACCTGCACCAGATTTAAGCCTTATAATAAGCTTGTCACCATCATATACCTCAAATGCAAGCTCACTGTTTTCTTCATCAATGTGATACGGCATTGTTAATGTAGTTTATTGCTATCTTCTGCATTTCTTCTGCTGTAGCCTGGTTTTCAAAAATAGAATACACAAGTCCGGCCGTCATATAGCAAAGCGCATAAAATACAGCATCAGAAGATTCCATGTTTATGCCGGATGAAGGTTCGTATGAAGCTTCATATACAAAAACTGATACGGTATGGTTCGAACCAGTTACGCTGTAATATTCCAATATATTCTTTCCTTCAGGTGAATATGACAAGACACATACAGGCTTGTTATTACCACCTCTTGTGTATTCGTTTGATTGCTGTTTTGCTTTTTCGCTATCAAGTGGGAATGCTTCTGAAACAGTTCTTTTCCATCCTTCCATCTTGAATGCAATAAGCTTTAGAAAATCGTCAGGAAGAACTATGTATCCGGTACCATCATTGTTGTTAACCGGGTTTGAAGTTCCTTTTTTTGGATTTACGGGAATTGCGGATTTCAATACTATCATGGCAAGAGCATCACCGATACATGACTCTATGTACTGGTCTATTTTAATAGTGTCTTCATCAAGCAGAGAGGAGTTTGTTTCTTCTTCTCCTATCTCATTCATTATCGCCTTTACCTTTGATATTATTTCATCCTTCTTAACCATAGTTATTTCCAGTTGGGGAATTCAATTCCAAGTTCTTCTGATTTCATTTTGATTCTTTCCTTGTCCTGAAGTTCTGCAATAGGAACATTATATTCTCTTATGAGAATTTCCCTGGCAGATTGCACGTTCTTTACGTCAGGATATGATTTTACGGATGATTGTGATTCTGGTTCCTTTTCATTTTTTTCTTCATCAGAAGCTGGTTTCTCATCATCCACTTCAACCTCTCCAATCTTAAATGACTTTTCAAGCTTTATCATCCCTTTCAGATAGAGCCTGTTGTTTTCGATTGCAGTCTGTACTACCGGATCAGAAGTGCTGAACGTGGCAGGAGTAATTCCGGATGGAGTTATAACACCGTTTGCAAAGTTTACACGAAGCTTTGCGTTGTTTACCGGTATGAGAACGCTCATTTCTACTTTTCCGTAAATGGCATATTTTTTTTTATATAATGTTATCTTTCCCATAATACAATATCAGGGAGGCAATAAGCCCCCCTTTTTTAAACGGTTATGAATTAAAATTCGTCCTTGGTGTATATTTCACCTTCGTATTTTTCCCATGAAGAACCGTTCCACTTCCAGAACTCACCGGCTTTAGAACCTGATATTCCTGAACATGCCTGTTTCAGATAGTATATCTGTCCTTTACCCGGGCTTGACGGAGCATCAGAAGCATTGTCATGAGTAATTACGACAGTGGCACCCGGCAAGCTGCCTTTGTCATCACCTTCCACCCAGATATGTGAGTAACCTTTCAGGGCAAGAGCGTTGATTGAAATAACGGCTTCTCTCTTTGCTTCTTCGCCTTCAATCTTTTCAGTTGATTTCTCTTCGTTCTTATACCAGTAACGCACAAGTCCTTCCATGTCAAGGATTGCGCCAGAATTTGCATATCCGATAACATCAAGAGTAGGTTCGTGCTTCAGGTAAAAATCACCGAAAACAGTGTGAAGCTGCGTACAAGCAAATCCCCAAAGTTCCTTAGATGTCATTGTAATATCCTTGTGCTTTGTGAAGTCAATGTTCTGGATACTTTCAAGCATGTCTCGTCCCATCAGCCAGAACGCTTCCTTTGAACAGTCGTTACCGGTGAACTTCAATTTTGCAAGTGCGATGATTTCTTCAAATGTCCATTCACCATCGTGCTGCCATTCCCTTTTGATCTGCCACCTGATTCCTTCTGTCGTGTATACGTCCTGAACACCCATCTGACCACGATTAACCTTGAACTTTCCTTTGTGTCCAATCCATAGTGTACGGTTATTTTTTCTTCTGTACTGTTTTACTGCCGCTTCTGCGATAGTAGCTTTCTGGAATGGGATACGTTTTTTCTGACTGTCAAAGTAATCAGAGATAATCTGATTCATGATTGTCTTCTGCAGATACACTCTTGTAGGCTGTGGAACAACAAGGTCCGGTGCTACCTGCTTCTGAGTTTCTGCACATGCGTTGCTTAAAAGGATAAGTTTTGTTCCTTGCTCAATAGTAGGAACATTACAATACATGTCGGTTGATTGAGATTTCGGACCGTTCACAGCTCTTACGATAGGGCTTCCTCCGTTTGAATCATCCTTACCAACAATAAACAGCATAAGGTCAACACCTTCAAGTTCTTTCTGTCCAGTAGGATCGTAACCATTAACGCCTTTTGCGATAATTGTACCGTATTCCTGGAACAAGTCTGCATCGGTTGAAGGAACCTTAATTACAGCGGTCTGGCTGCTTGCTGCCGTATATTTTTCAGTAGTTTCTACCACAGCTTTCTGTTCGTCAATCAGGTAGTGGTCAACTTCAAAACTATGAACACGGACTTGCCTTTTTGCCTTTCGCATAATTCCGTCAAGTACGGTTTCATCCGTACCAATAAGGAATATATCTTTATCAATGTCAGGCTGGACAAGTCCGTCACCTCCTACTCCACCTGTTGCGCTTGCTGCACCTGAAACGGTAGTTGCCTGTCCTGGTACCTGGCTTTCCACGCCTGCCTGTCCCGGTGATGCCTGAGCACCTCCTTCTGTTACGGCCACTGTAGCTGTTGCGTCTGCGGCCAGCATAAACGGTGAACCTATAATCACTGACAGGATAGTCAGACAGATTGAAAACAGGCTCCATTTTTCTTCTTTCAAAAAACTGATAACTTTTTTCATGTCGTGTTTATTTTTATTTGTGTTATGGCTGTTATGCTTCACTTGCAAGCTGAAGGAACGATTTTGGCTTGCTTTTCTTTCTTGTTTCCTGGGTAACCGCTCCAAGTCCGGTTGGCATCCCGTCTCCTATCTGGTCTTTTCTCATTTTATGCACATTTTCGTTTCTTCCTTTGACCTCTCCGGCTTTCATTGCGTCACTAACGTCTGTGTCATAGTTGAAAGCCTTGTCAATCATAGCAAGAAGCTCTGTCGTGTATCTTCCTGAAAGAATAGGAGAAGCGATTTTATCCCATATATCATTAAGGAAATCATCAGGATTGTACCCTTTCTCCTTGCAGAATTGTTCAATAATTGGAGTAGACTCATCAATGTTCTTCTTGTACTCATTCTCTCTTGCAGCCAATTCTTCTGCTTCCTTTTTCCTTTCTTCTTCGGCAGATGCGATATCTTCGTATTCAGGAGTGCCTTCTTCAGCTGAAAGAAAGTCTCTTCCGTAATACCTTACAAGTGCATTACCGCTTGAACGCTTACCGCTTACAATGTCGGAAAGAACAGAAGCAAGTCTCGGGTCCCTGTTGATTGCATCGGAAAGGATTTTTTTCTGCTCTTCGTTCTTGTTGTAACTTTCGATAAGCATTCCATAGGACGACTCTTCATCTTCAGGGTTGTATCCTTCCATTTTTGCCATCATCATGGAATTAAACCTTTCCTTGTTGGTAGGTTTTCTTTCCTTTTCTCCACCGGCATTTTCTTGTACTGCCGGTTTTTCGTTAGTTTCTTTTTCCATGCTGTAGTATGTTTGTCATGTTTTGCGTGTATTGCAAAGTAAAATGTATTTGGTATTCAAATGTTGCTGAATTGGGTATAATTATTGCAGACTTGGGTAATATGTTATAATGATTTTCTTTTATTTGTATCTTTGTAGAAAAGGCTGTGTTATGAGGGACAATGACATTTCAGAAATCCGCCGTCAACACATAGCTAATGCGTTTTTTGAGGAAATGAAGTCACTTAGGAAATATTCTCTTACGCAAGATGATATAATCAGAAGCGTAATGACGAAAGGAGCTCCGAGATTTTATGTGAGTTATGAAAACGCAAGGCGTTATGTATCAAAGATTGACAGGGGCAAGCCGCTTGGGCTTAAAAACAAGAATACAATCCTCATGTATGAGGAACTCTACAGAAGGTACAAGGAGTATAAAGAAAAAACCGGATTTGTAGGTTATCAGATTCTGGCAAAGATACTACAGGAAAAAGCACCTTCTTACTACATAGACCTGAAGACGTTCAGGGAAATAATATACGGTTATTACAGATTGAGGAAGAAATGCCGGTCATAATAGTTCTATTTGTTGTATGGCTGCTTTCATTCTTTCTTCCAGTTGAAAATCTTGCCGTTTCTTCTACCTCTCCATGGTGGACATTATTCACATACAGCTTTGTACATTCCTACTTTCTTCACTTGCTCGTTAATTCATTCGTGTTCTGGACGTACTATCGCGTAATGCGAAAATCAGACGTTTATTATCTCATACCTTCCTGCATATTAATTCCGGCAATTTCAGGCTATCTATCAGCAAAAAGCGTTCCTACATGCGGATTTTCATCAGTAATATCTGTTATGATGGGATATTATCTTTCAGGATGCAGTAGAAAGATATTTGTTAAGGCATTGTCCCTTATATTGTTTTCGTATGTATTCACCGGCTTGTTCTCGAAAGGCGTAAACACACTCATTCATGTGTATAGCTTTTCATTATCTTATATTACAAGCGTAATTTATAGAAAGTTATGCTGTCTCCTTCAAAGATAATAGAGATTAACAATGAGAGACTTAAAGTAATAAACTCTCCATATAACCCTATAACCGGGGAAGGATCGTTTTCTATTAAAAGAACACGTGTAACATGTGAAGATTTCCCTTTGAATGAAATGTGGCTTCCGGATGAATTCATAGAAACCGGATTCTGCCAGATTATACTTGCAATTGGTGTAAGAAGATACATAACACAAATTCTAAAACAGGAATACAGTGAATATACAGCAAACCTTCTGTATGTTGAATTCTGTGTGCAGAGGTTTACTTACGACTTTGAGTTCTGGGCATACAGTACCGCTCTTATTTCGCCGAAGGGAGGTGGAGAGGATATAAGGTTTTTCCTGAACAGGGCACAGAGAACATATCTTAAGACACTTGAAGAACTAAGAACATCAAACAAGCCTATAAGCATAATTCTGTTGAAAGCAAGGCAGTGGGGCGGTTCCACTCTCACACAGATTTACATGCTATGGATACAGATAATACACAAGAAGAACTGGAACAGCGTTATATGTGGTGATGTGGAATCCCAGTCAAACATAGTTTCAGGTATGCTTTCCAAAGTTGTTGAACACTATCCTTCGTGGGCCGCAAACGGTGTAAAACTTGATACAAAACCGTTTGAGGGTTCCTCTAAGACAAGGCAGATTCAGTATTGTCAGTGCCTTTATTCTGTCGGCTCAGCACAGAAACCTGATAACCTTCGTTCGCAAAACATATCAATGGCTCATCTTACGGAGGTTGGTTTATGGAAGGAAACAAAAGGGAAAAAACCTGAAGACCTTGTGCAATCTATTTTTGGTTCAATCAATGACGGTCCGTATACGGTTAAGGTTCTTGAATCAACCGCCAAGGGTGTGGGTAACTACTTCCATCGTACATGGTTAAAGGCGGTAAAGGGAGAAAACGATTTCACCCCTGTATTTATACCATGGTTCCTGATAGATATGTACTCCACATATATAGGTCCAAGCAAGTACAGGCAGTTCATAGAAACAATGAACGAATATGAAATGTACTTGTTTGAACTTGGTGCCACACTTGAAGCAATCGCATGGTACCGAAAAAAGAAGATGTCAATGGAAGAAGAATGGCGTATGTGTTCTGAATATCCTTCTGATCCGAAAGAAGCGTTCCAGTCAACCGGTAGGCCTTACTTCCCAAGAAGGTATGTTGAACAATGTAGAAAAACCTGCATGGAACCTGCATTCTATGGTGAGTTTGTCGGAAACGCAATGAAGGGTGAAAAGGCATTTGACAATCTTCACTTTGTGGAGATGAAAAGAAAGAAGGATTCAAAGGACAACATACTTAACGTGTGGTTTCTCCCTGACAAGGATGCAAATCTGTATTACCAAAGATATGTAGTATCGGTAGATATTGGTGGTACCGGTGAAAAATCCGATTATTCTTCAATTAAGGTATTCGACACGATAGCAATGGTAGAAGGTGGAGTTCCTGAAGTTGTTGCTGAATGGCATGGACACATCGAACATGATATGCTTATATGGAAAGCGGCTCAGATAGCATACGCCTATGGTAATGCGCTTCTTGTAGTGGAAAGTAACACTCTTGAAACGGAAGGAACTGAAGGAGATAACTTCGAATACGTTCTTGACGAGATAAAGGATTATTACACCGAGCTGTACAGCCGTACAAGTGCGGAACAGATTAAGGAGGGTGCACCGGTTAAATATGGTTTTCATACAAACCCTTCAACGAAGCCTATGGTTCTTAATTTCATGAAGTCTGCCATGAGGGATTTCCTCTATATAGAAAGAAGTCTGGAGACAACATTTGAATACGAACAGTTTGAAATTAAGGAAGACGGTAAAAAAACCGGTGCCGTAGAAGGATGTCATGACGACCGTGTCATGTCTACTTCAATAGGGCTTTACGTATGTTACAAAAAGGGTAAGCCATACAGGCTTGCACAAAAAAATACGGGATTCCAGAAGAGGAAAACCCGTATCGTGTCAGAAGCGTCAGTTTAGGCAGCTTGTACAATTCCGTCCTGTGGAGAAGCATTTGCATCGTTCATCATCTTTCCTATAAGTCCAGGATTGTGGCTTGAAATCTGTTGCATAAGTGCAGGATCCATTTGTGTCATGCTTTGGTTTTCTGCCATTTCCTGCTCTGCACGTTTGATACTTTCCAGTATTTTTGATGCAAAAGGAAGGCTTGAGTTTTCAAGCAAAGTCTTAACATTGATAGCCTGCATTTCGAACAGTTTCATCAGGAACTCGTTTTCAAGCATCTGGAATGTCGGTGTATTGGTTCCTTCTGTAAGTTCAATGTCAAGCTGTGCTCCCTGTACCTTTTCAGGATTGTAATACTTAGATTCTTCCGAGTAATCTTTTCCGGCAAGCTCAATGTATCTCGGAGAGTTGTAATACTGCTGTATGGTCTGCATAAGCTTAAGGTCACGCCTTTTTCTGAATGACTTGAACGAATCAAACAGTCCTTTCAGATTCATTGACGCGTTTTCCGTCTGCTGAGCGTACAGTGAAGCCGCTGTTCCGGAAGAAGGTTCCTTACCCTGCATTGCTGAATTTACTCCTGCAATATCATTGATAAGCTTTAGTTGCAAGCTAAGTAGTTCATAGTCTCCTTGTACGGCACCGGCTCCGTTTAGCTGTGTTATGACAGAACGTATGTCCTTCCCTGCTTTAAGCCTGCAGAACAGCACACCGTTGTACCTTACATATTCATCAACAATTTCTTCCCTGCTCATGCTGTTGAATGCGTCCTCATCAATAACAACAAGTCCTTTTGCAGAAGATGAACGTATGAAGTCTATAAGAGTCATTGTACGGTTAATGCTTCTCTGCTGGTCTATGAAGTCCTCAATGAAGTTGAATACCTGACCGTGTATCAGAGGATAAGCGTGAAATACATAATTGTGCTGTCCATGCCAGTATGGGCTTCTTCCTTCCTGGAGCACGTCTCCCCAAGGCGTAAGATACCTGTAATACCAGTATCTTTCTACCTTGAATTCGTATTCGATAAGAAGAATATCTTCTTCAGCTACTCCTGCCAAAGAAGCTTCCTGTATCCTTTGACGGTTTATCTGCTCTATCTTATCAACTTCATTCAATCCTACAAAACCCCAGCTTCCATCAAGCATGTCCTGATAAAAATAAGCATCACGGCTTTCAAGCTTCCATCCAAGAATAACACGGCAAAGGTCCGCATCTGAAGGAGTGTAGAAGTCTGCATATTTCTGGTTGTATCCCTGAACACCGTCAACAAATGACCTTCTCTGGAATCTGTTTTTACCGTAGATGCTTTCAAGCCATTCCCTATCACTTCTGCTTTTTGAAAAAGCAGCTACTACCGTTTCAAAGTCCATGTCAAAGATTTCACCGATACATGTTATATCCCACCCTCGGTTATCCTCTATATTCGTATTGAAGAATAGTCTTGAAGGATCCACGTTATAAACCCAGGCGTCATTCATGTGTTTGTATTCGTTGTATCCGAATTCTATTCTTTGGGCAATGAATCCACCGCACTCAAGCATAGTTAATATTGAAGCATCAAGTTCTGTTATTTCGTTGAGTGACTGAGAATATTCAAGTGCTATGCTCATCATTTCACCTATTTTTGCTTCATCACGGTCTCTTACAGAGCATATAGTTTTTGTTACATTTCTTCTGAACTGACCTTCTATATTTTTGGTTATAGGAGCAATCATGTTGTTCTTCAAAGGAACCTTTCCTTGTTTCTTGATAAGTTCTCCTTCTGTTATGCTTTCTCCTGAGTCCGGGTCTGTGATATAGTCTCCCCACTGGTCACCCTTAGCGTACATAAGAGAGCGTTCCATCTTGCTTCTTGCTGTATAAAGGCTACTCCAGTACGAAGAAAACTCTTCAAGCTCATCATAAGCTGTACCTCTTGTGCGTTTTACCGTATCTTTTGTCCGGTAATCACGCGCAGGCTTTACTTTTCTGTTCAAAAATTTATTCATGATACCGTATTTTTGCAAAACTACTCTATTACTGATAATAAATGTTGATATGTTGGGTAAAGCGGCAGGAAATTAACCTGCCGCCATCGTTCTATTTCAGAGAATTAACAAGTTCTCTTCTTATCTCAACTATCATATCTTCTACCTGCTTTCTCTCTTGTCCTTCAAGTTCCTTTGCCATCTTGTAAAGTCTGTCAAGTCTGTCCTGATATGGCTTGTATCTCATATACTTTCTGAACATTTCAGAATTTACAATCTGTCTGTACTCTCCCGGATTGTTCCTGTAATTTTTCTTTACACCGTTAAGTTCGTATTTAAACTGTTCCATTTCGTCACGGAGATTGAAATATTCAGTATTTATTCCAGAGAATGCGTTTCTATCATCAACCTTATTATAGAATCTGTTTACTATTGGAACATTTCTTGCAACAAGATTTTCGTCCATTTCTCCTTCTGCCATTGATTTGGCACCATAGTAAATCGTCTTTCCTGACTGGTTAAGGAACTTGGCCATTCCTCCGAAGTATGATTCAAGAAGATTTTCTACCTTAGCCGGGTTGAAGTCGATAAAACCTTTTCTGAAATCGCTTCCTGTACCTCCACCGTTTGTAAGGTCGTTGAAGAATTTTGAAGCATCAACAAGCCATCCGGAAGTTCCCTTATATACCCTCTTCCATTCAGGATCACGTTCATTGAAAGGGGTTAGTTTTGCTATTGGCTTTCCGGTAAAATCCTTGTTCCATACGTATGTCTCAAATATAGGAGACAAAGCATCAGGCATAAATGTCTTGAGCCCCTCGTTTCCAGTAGGGTTCAAAGGTAATAAATCTGCAAGCTGGCTAACGGTTCCTTTTGCAATCCCTGTCGGTGTTGGCTTTTCTCTTCCAGTTGAAAGCTGGTAGGCATAATCTCCAAGTCCGTAGAATGCACGTAATTCAATAGGCAAAGGAATAGTAACAAACTGTCCGTTTCCTGCATAAATGCAAAGGTTGTTCCTTCTTACCCATTCTGGAAGGTCATTGTAAGGATTGTCGTCACCACCTCCAAGAACATTGTAAAGGAAATCGTTTATAACCGGCATTATAACACCTGCAGCAATAAAACCTCCAATAGTTGAATAGAACCTTACTGGATTTTTCACTCTCAGCCTGTTGAAGTTGCTTAATGACTGTACAGAAGCATTGAAGAACAGGTAAAGATTTCTCATTATACCTGCAGTGATTCCAAAAAATCCTCCGGTCTTGTATCCGGCTCCTTTTTTATTGAAGTTTACGGTAACCTCTTTTGCGTCATTTACAGAATCAACTATACTTCTTCCCATCTGCCTTGATGTCATATATACTGCAAACCTTGATACATCTTCAGCCCATCTGTTAAAATCTTCAAGTCTTTCAAGTGTATAGTCTAAAGCTGCTTTTGCAGAACCTCTTTCTCCGGTTATCTTTGAAAGTTCTTTCTTGACTTTCTTCTTATATTTATCAACATCGTTAAGATGCATGTATCCAGTCTCTCCACCGTTCTTTACGAACTCCTTGAAATACATATCAGACTGTGAATTTTTACACTTACCTCTAATGCAGTCAAAAACAGTTGGAATAGCTACAAACAAGTTTTTACGGAACTTTGCAGAGTATTTTGCATCTTCCTTTATTCCTATTGCCGACATTGAAAAAATCATATCTCGAGCAAGGTTGCTCATAACAAATGCAGGGTTTCTTGTTGTGAAGTTTGCTGCAAGCCATCTGTTTGCCCTGCTTATTGAATTGAATATAGGATTCTTTTCAGCATCAGGGTTTGTAAGTCCGTTTACAGCCTGTGCCGCTCTCGGATTTCCATTTACATAAATTATATAGTCCTTACCTCCGTTCTTTACAACTACAGTATGCTGGGATATGTTATTTTTCAATATTCTGTAATCAATGTTCAATCCTGATGATTTCTGGGTGGCAAGTCCCTTCTCTTTAAGATTCTTCATCTTTTCTTCATGGTCGCTTATTTTTTGTGAAATAATTTCTGGGGTATCATTATCCTGTATTTCCGGAATTGATATGGTCCATTCATCTTTAACCTGGTCATAAACATACCATGCTTTACGCATAGTTGCTACATCTGTAGGATGATTCATTACCATATTCATGAAAGACTGCTTCATTAGATTTTTGTTACCTTGCAATATTGCGCTTTCAGCCATGTTTCCTATTGTTGCTATAACTTCGTCAGGTACCGATTTTCTACCCTTCATTGATTTAAGTACAGAATTAAGAGGGCTTCTTTCTGAGTTTATGTACTCATACACATCTTCTGCTGTCTTTTCATTCCATCCTCTTAAAGGTACGTAATACATGAACATTTTGCTGACGTTAGCAAAATGGTCTTTATCCATCATTCCGCTCTCGTATGTCTTTTTAAGAGTCTCCTTTGTAGCCCTGTTTGTTTTATCCCAAAGTACGGAAGTGTCATACTTTGATTCAAAGTCTTTGACATATTCAAGTGCGTCATTCTGGAAGTCTGTATGTTCCTCGTTATCAATGCTTGTAAGGATTGCTTCTGTAGCTGAGAAATCACCTACTTCTCCTATATAGTCAGATAAAGCTTTCAGGTATTCATATCCTGAATACATATTCCTGAGCCTGTCTCTTTCCATTATAAAATCATCTGCAAACTGCTGGGCATCGTTAGGGTTTGTATTAATAATCTCATTAAGCTTTTCTCGGAATGTCATTTCCACATTACGCTCTATTCCATGTGCAAGCATCATGTATCTCTCAATTTCATTATGGCTTAAACCGTAATTTTTCATCATCTTTCCCTCAGCTTCCAGCATCGGCTTGAAGAATTTTTCGTAATACTCTTCAGCTTCGGCAGTGTTTTTTGAACTCAACTGATTCTCTGCTTTGTATGCATCCTCGAATGACTTAATGGGTTTACCTGAAACATTTGCTATAACTTCCTGAAGGTTTTTCAATGCGAGCATACTGTCCTGATATGCTTCACGTGCTTTATACTTCCATCCTTTAAGTGAGTTTTCGTACTCTTCCCGGCTACCGTCTGATTCTACTTCACGGAAATAATTTCCTACACCCATGTTGTATTGCATTGCCACATCAATTGCCAAATCTATCGGTTTGTTTTTGTCTAGGTTCTGGCGGCTTCTCCAGAGAATATATTTCAATTCGTTGTCATTGATTTGGATATTAATACCAATTCTTCTAAGAAGATTCTTGAAAGCCTGCTTTATACGCTCCCATGTAGATACGTCAACTCCGTTCTCTGCGATGGAAGCCATGTATTCTTCCGTTGCTACACGTGAGTTATATCCGTACTTAGGAAGAGAATCAGTTATCTTTCTTCTTACCTCGCTGGATACGTTGCTGAATACTTCGTCTAGGAAGTCATCCATTCGTTCATCTCCGACAAGCTGACGCAATCCGAAGTGTGCGATACCTTCGTGAAGGATGGTCTGTTTCACATCTTCCGCGCTTGTAGCGTTTGGGAGGTATACGTAAACCTTTCTGGTTTTTACATCATACCATCCTTTCACTTTTCTTCCTTTTTGAATTTCTTCCTTTGCCGCTCCTTCAGGTACTTCATCTATGGAATTGATAACCTGAACGGGTACGTTAAGGCTTTCGGCTATCTGATTCGCGTCAATAACCATGCTGCTGGCACCCATTGAATCATAAAGGAATATCTGGTCTTCTCTCGCTACATCTTCTGTCTCAGAAGCAAGTGTACTTCTTCTTTCTTCAGGCGTCATATTAAGGCGTGATTGAACATTTCGTGCTTCTACTTCTCCGGAAAGTTCGTGATATCTATCCTTGCTTTCTCCCAAACCAAACTTTTCAATAAGATTCTGATATTCCTTGTAAGCATCTTCATATCCTTCTTTATCATAACCACGAACCCAAAGATTAAATCCTTCGTCGAAAGCATCTCTGCTTGGCATTATCCCATCGCCAAAAGACATTCCCAACGAAGTGTATTCATCGCGAACTGCTTTGTAAACATCCATTTTAGAAGCATCGCTTCCTAGCTCTTTCGATTTCTCTTCAAATTCATCAATCATAGACCAGGCATCGCGTTTCTCTTTTAGACTGTTGAGATAATTACGGTAAGTTCTGGAATTTCCTCCTCGCGAAAATCCCTCAATATACTGAATTGCATGTTGCACCTCATGTACAAGAATGCTTTTTGCATCCAAAGGAGAATTATTGTTTATTCTGATAGTCATATCATGATGGCTATACGATCCGCCATCGAAAAAGCTACCGTCATAAAATTCTACCTTTACTTGCTTCAACTCAGGATATTCTTTAAACAGAGTGTTATCAGATACATAATCATCAAGAAACTTTATATCTGATTTTTTCAGGCTATCTTTCAGTTCTGTTTCTTTCTTTGATAATTCATCAAAACGCACCTCTTCCTCATTGGAGAGTTTCTCTCCATTATACACTTTATCCGACAAAGACATAAGTTCTTTATGCCATGGTTCACGCTCAAGCAATGATTTTTCCCGTGCATTCCCCTTTGGTATATATTCAAAGTCTTCTTCTTCATACCTCCACTTATTATCAGCCCCACGTTCCCATCCGGTGGCCATTTTAATGGATTTGGCGTCCTTTCCTGCACTTTCCATTTCTCGTGCCACTTTCAGGTTGTCAAGTCTTGTTGTGGCTTCTTCTACTCTGTCAAGATTGGCTGCACCTTGTTCTCCGATAAAGCGGAAACGGGTGTCAGGGTTGCCTTCTTCTCTGAACAGAATAGTGTTACCTTCTTCATCAACTTTTTCCTCTATGGTATCAAATAGATTATTGAATGCCTCACCGATAGACTCCACTTCTTTTCCTGAAGGGAATGGGTATGTTTTTTCTGAACCTGACCATTCCTCCGGTGTAATGTGGTTTGATAGGAAGTCATTTACCTGACCTTTTTCTTCCAGCTTTCTGATGATATAGTCCTGCAATGCCCTTGCTGCAAGTTCAGTGTCGGATGAATAGTATTCGTTCAATGCTACCGCCCTTTTGTAATAGTCTGACGCTTTGATTACAGACATAAGGTTATCAAACGAAGACTTTACTTCGTCTCTTATATCACTCTTATACTCTCCTGATGTTGCGTGAGGTGCGCTTGAATAGATATTTTCAGGATTGAAGCTGGAGAAGTAATAATCAAGTGCGTGCATCCATTCATGTGCAAACACTCCGTTCCCTGAAGTCTTTGTCACATTGATTACGTTCTTGTATGGCTCATAGTGTCCTGAAGCTGCTGATTTACCTCTGGCACCATAAGCAATAGCAAGCTTTCCCCCAAGAGACAAACCTTTCGGACTTATTCCCAATATCTTCGACATATCCATAAGAGAATCGTAGATGTTGT